GGACTTAGCCGATTTGCTGAACGATTTCGCCGAGATCAAGAAGCATTGAAAGGGGAAAGCATGGAAGAGACATTAGCAAGCGTCGTCAAAAGGTTCCGCGTGAAGGAAATGGGCAAGACCCAAATCGAGTTCGCCAAACAAGCCGGAATGACCGCCCCCACCCTAAGCGCGGTCGAAAAGGGTTTCAAGCCCAGCCTCAAAACATATGAGAAGTTGGCCCTGATCATGGGGCTGAAAGCCAAAAGCCTGCGCGAACTTAAAACGAAAGGAAAGAAAAAGTGGAACTGAAAAAAGAGGATGCGGAAGCCACGATCGGGTTTCTGAAAAGATACGGTTCGGGCAGGATTTCGATGGACGGGCAGGAAAGCTCGGTCGGGGCGGCTTTGCTCGCTATCATACTGTCGAGCGCCGTCAAGGGCGATTCGTTCTCGGCCTATGAAAGCGGAAACGGAGATTTGAAAATCGAACTTATGAGAGACGGAGAAAAAAAGGTTATCGTTTTCGTTGGTTTGTTCGCCAATAAGGAGGAAGCATGAACGAATTAACATTAGTCGTCGACGGCGAGATCTTGGGAGTGGATAAGTTCGCCTCGCGGTTCGAGGAAGCCAAGAAGTCCATAGGTTTGCTGAAGCCCACAATCTCAAACGCGGGCCTTTGCGCCGAGAAAGTGACCGAGCACAACAAATTGCTCAAGGCGGGCAAGAACGCGCTTCTAGAGGCCCAGAAACAATTTCTAAGGCCATTCGTTGAGGCTTTGCTTCCCGCCACGGAAGCCGTTAGCTCCTATGAAGAAGCGTTCAAAGCCGAGCAAGCTGAGGTACTGAACGCGAAAAAGGAGAAAGCCAAGGAAGAGGCTTACAACGACTTCATCGAGTTGGTCAAACTTTCCCAAGACGGGAACGTCCCCGATTGGAAAACGTTCTACGAGCCGGGTTGGTGCAATCTCACGAAGGAGCAAACCCGTTCGGCGATGATAGCGAAGTTGGCCGAGTTCGGGAAGAAAGAGGAGCCGGACAACCCGAACGCGGTGGCAATATTCACCATCATGGGCAAGAAAGACATCGAGCGAGCCGAGAAGTTTCTGAAAGAGAATCTCATTAAGTTCCAAAAGGAGGAAATCTAAGATGGACAGAAAGAGCTTTGACGAACTGTACAATTTGCCGTGCGAGGGCAAAACCGAGGAGAAGAACGGACTATCCTACCTTTCGTGGGCCTACGCTTGGGCCACTTTGCTCGGGCAGGACCCGACGGCGACCAAGAAGGTCTACGAGGCCCCCGATGGGCTTCTTGTTTGGAAAGACCCCGTGGGTTGCCACGTCAAAGTATCCGTCACCGCTTTCGGCATCGAGAGAATCGAATACCTGCCGGTGATGGACTACCGGAACCAATCCGTGCCGTTCGACAAAGCCGATTCGATGATAGTGAACAAAACCATTCAAAGGGCCGTGACTAAGGCAATCGCCCAATTCGGCATCGGGTTGAAACTCTACGCCGGCGAGGATTTGCCAACGAAGGACGACGATAAGCCGCAAAACGACATTCCCCAAGCCCCGAAGCCGCAAACCATCCCAAGCGTTGACCCGAAGCCAAAAGCCGAAGCGGAATCCACCAAATCAATGACGGGGAACGCGCAGCCGATTTACGATGAGATGATGAAGATGATGAGGGAACTCGACCCCGCGCAGACAATCGGTTTGCTGGACTGGTGCAATAGGAAGTTCGGCAAAGGGCCGAACGATTTGGCGGACATCAACCAGATTTTGGCCACGATTTCCGCGATCAAGGCCGCGAAGTTCAAAGCCGACAAACCAATCAGCGACGACAACATGCCGTTCTAAGGAGGAAAAATGGAAAGCGAAGGTTTGGAGTGGCTACGCCTATTTACTAACTTCCTGGATGGAGCCTCGTTCAAGTTCATGCGGAAAGCCAAGGTGGACGGCATAGCCGATTTAAGGGACAAGCTCGAGGCCGTTTGGTTCGAGCTCTTAGGTTTGGCTGGCAAATGCAACAACCACGGCGCTTTATGGAACGAGAACGTCTCCTATGGGAAAGTCGGGGAAATCGCCGTGATGACCGACAGGACGGAAAACGAGGTCAAGATATGTTTGGACTTCTACCAAAGTCAGAAAATGGGCGAATTGACCGACAGCGGTTTTGTTATCCTGAATTTCGACAAGTTCCAACTGACCGACAGAATCGAGAAAATCCGCCAACTTAACGCCGAAAGGCAAAGGAAGCATAGGGAGGCCGTAACGTTACTGTCACGTGACTGTCACGTTACGTCACGCGATAGAAGTAAGAATAAGAACGAGAACGTAGAACTAGAAGAAGAGAAAGACGTATACGAAGATAGAGGGGAAAGAATATGCTTTTTGTCCCAAGCTTTGATAAAAAAGGGATTCATCGAGGAGACGGATTCCGATTTCCCCAAACTTAACGATTATCTGAAAGGGCTGAAAATCGACAAAAGAACCTGCGATTGCGTTTCCTATGTATCCGAACGCTTAACCAAAGACGTGAGGCATAAGGTTCCGTGGTTCATCAAAGCCGTGGACAACTATCTATCTTCCCCCGATTTGACGGTCGAGGAAATAGTGGACAAACTCATAAAAGAAACAAAGGAGGGCGAGGAATGAAATTATCCGATATATACCAAGGGGAATGTTTCTATTCGGACGATTTCCGCCTCCTTATTCAAGGCAAGATGGAGGAGGTTCTTCCCCTCATCGCGGAAAACTCGGTGGACGCCATCGTCACCGACCCACCTTACGAGTTGGGTTTCATGGGCAAATCGTGGGATTCCACCGGCGTGGCTTTAAAAAAAGAAACGTGGGAGCGTTGTTTTAAGGCCCTGAAGCCCGGTGGCTATCTTTTGGCTTTCGGCGGCTCGCGCACGCATTTCCGCATCGCCTGCGCCATCGAGGATGCCGGTTTCGAGATAAGGGACGAGATAATGTGGCTCTACGGAAGCGGGTTCCCGAAAAGCGAGAACCTTGGAATAGCGATCGACAAGAGCTACGGGAAGAACCGGGAACGCCAACTGGAGTTCACTGCGTGGATGAGATCGACCGGGATTTCGGCCAAAACGATAAATAATGCGACCGGCACGAACATGGCATCGCATTTTCTGACCGACAAGGAAGAACCCGGGATCGCCACCGCCGACCTCTTCGACAAACTGCGCCCATTCCTTCCCGAGGTTCCGGAAAGGATTGAGAGGCTCGTGGCCGAAAGGACCGGAATCGAGTGGACCGATTACGCCAAGAGGGAGAAAATAGCCGACAGGACGAGCGGGGAGTTTAGGTTTCATCCTGGGGAGCAAAAAGAAAACAAACCGGCCACAGCGCCGATAACCGCCCCCCATTCGGAAATGGCCAAGAAGTGGGACGGATGGGGAAACGCCCTCAAGCCGGCCTATGATCCTGTGATCGTGGCGAGAAAGCCATTTAAGGGGTCATTGGCCTCCAACGTCATGAACAACGGGGTCGGGGCAATCAACGTGGACGAGTGCAAGGTGGCCTCTCGCGAATCGGAGGAGCGTTTCCCTTCTAACGTGATTATCGACGGTTCGGATTCGGTGGATAGCCTATTCGAATCGAACGGCGCGGAAGCATCGGAGTTCTTCGCCCACATCGGATATTCTGAATCGGATGGCGACTTCCCAATTGGCATCTATTGCACCAAGGCCGGGAACGCCGACAGGGATGCCGGATTGATGGCTATGGAGGAAAAGGAAGTGGGCGGCGGGCGCGACAACCCGATCCAAAGGGACAAAACCCCAAGAAGGAACATCCATCCGACCGTCAAGCCCGTGGAACTCATGAGATATCTGATAAGGCTGGTAGCGCCCAAGGGAGCCATCATCCTAGACCCTTTCATGGGGAGCGGAAGCACCGGCAAGGCCGTCGCGTTGGAAAATCTCGCCTTTGCGAAAGATTACAAATTCATAGGAGTGGAGATGACTTCGGAATATCTTCCGATAGCCAAGGCGCGGATTGTTTACGCCGAAACCGGAAAAGACGCCAAAGACGAAGCCAAAGAGGCCGAAAGCGGATTTGAGCAATTGAACTTATTCGGAGAAAGAAATCAATAATAAAGGAGGAAAACTTATGATCGACGCTTATCGCGAACTCGCCCGCCGTGACATGGACAGGTTCAACCAAAATTTCGAGGCTTGCCAAGACTATATGAAACCGATTAGGGAAGATTTCAAGAGACGGCACGAAATGATAAAAGGGGGGAAAAGATGAAAGATAACGCGCTTATTCTCGACCCGTGTTGCGGAGGCAAATTATTTTACTTCGACAAAAAAGACCCACGGGTTTTGTTCGGCGATGTGCGCGAGGAGGAAATTTCTTATTACCATGACACTAGAAAAGCCATCATCGAACCCGATTTGAAGTTGGACGTCACCAACCTTCCGTTTGAAGATGGTAGATTTCGTTTGGTGGTTTTTGACCCCCCACACTTCCTTCATGCCGGAAACGCTTCCTACATGAAAGCCAAATACGGGATTCTTCCGGAAGATTGGCAAACGTTCCTCAAAAAGGGATTCGCGGAATGCTGGAGGGTTCTCAATTCGGAGTTCGGCATCGTCATCTTCAAATGGAACGAATACCAAATACCCATCAAAAAGGTTTTGGCCAACATTCCCCAAAAACCGCTTTTGGGCGAGAGAAGGGGAAAAGGAAATAAAACGCATTGGCTCATTTTCGTGAAAGGCGGGGATTGTGGGCAACCTCGTTAACCGCGCGAGCTTCGGCGAGCATAAGGAACCAACGCAAAGGGAGGCTTTGCTTTCCGAGATAAGGCAAGCGTACCAT